ATCCACGCGCGGGTCATTTCGATGTTGGCGAACTGGAGCGTGGCATCCAAGTTGTCGCCTTGGAGGGTGGCTACCGCGCCACCGAAGCTGAACGGCAAAAACAAGTAGCCGTCAACGTTTTGGTTGATGGCGTAGTTCTGGAAGCGGTACTGGGCGGCTTGGCCGCTGGGGCCGATGTCGAGTAGGTGGCCGTAGGCGTATTCCATTAGATGCCAACTCCTCGGCGCGTCGCACTACTGTTTTTAAGGCTGCGCATGGCGCGGCGTTCACCTTGGATTGCGCCTTGTTGGGCGGCTTGCGCCATTCCGCGCTGGAACTGATCGGCGGTGACGTAGTCCACGTTGTTGATGCGTTCGATGCTGTAGCGCACGTCGATGGTGCCGGAAGGCGCTGCTCCCATACTGCCACCGCCGCTTTCGCCGTTGCCGGGAATAACGGATGCACCACGAGCACCACCGGCATAGCGTCCCATGGCAGCACGCATCTTGCTTGCCGGAATAATGTATTCCGGTTCGCCGCCTTCACCAATCAAGGCGTTGGTAGGTCCGGTAACAAAACCACCTTCGGCAAAAGCCATACCTGTAGGCATCTGGCTTACCGGTACATCTACGCCTTGGACGATCGAGCTACCACCAGGAACCAGAGCGCTTAGCACTGTCATAAACAGCTTTTGCGCCAGCATCTGGGTAGCCATGTCAATAAAGGCTTTACCGATACTCTCAAACATGCGACTAAAAGCTTCTGTCACAGTTGTTGTGCCAGTAATTAACCCTGTGATGGAATCGCTAAGTGCGTTAGAAACTTCGTCTACGATAAAACCGTACTTTGCGTAGATTTGCTGCTGGCTAAGTAACTGTTGTTCCAGTTGATCTCGAAGGTGTATCTCAGTTTCTAATTGACGTAGTTGATCTTGCTGGACAGTAAGTTCTGCTTGTTTTTGTGTAAGCTGTCTCTCTGTAAGTATTCCGGGTGTTTGGGTGGCCGCGCTAATAGTTTTTTGTAGTTCGGTAATTTTTTCTTGTAAAGGAACTAGTTCGTCCATACGACGTGTGTACTGGTCCAGCATCTGCATATCGCGTTCGAGCTGCTCGCCGCCAAAAGGAAAATCAAGTTGTGTTTGAAGGCGATCAATTTCCGTTTGCCCGGCTACACGACGTTGCGCATTTTGCGAGATCAACTGCCTTGCAGCAAGGCTTTCTTCCAAAAGCGCACGTTCACGTTGTATAGTTAATTGTGCTTCTAAGTAGTCTTTTTCTAACTTTAAGTTGTTAAGTCTGTTCCGAAATGTTGCGTCTATTGTTGCTTGATTAGCTGCATAGTCTTTCGCTGCCCGTGCGGATTTGTATTCATTTTGAATAATACCTTCTTGGATTGCTGTACGGCGTTCCAGTAGAATGAGACTTTTTTCGTAACCTGCTACTGGACCTTTATACAGGTCTACGCCTTGCTCCAAAATTCTGTACTCGTCTAGAACTGTTTGCGCCAACTGATTTTGAAGTTGCAATGTCTGTTGGTAAGCGCGGATGCGTTCTTCGGCGGCTTGCTCAGCAGCGCGTGCTGCTTGCATGTCAATTTCTTTTACTTTTGCAGAGAACTGTAGGTTTGCTTGGCGAATCATTAACTGATTCTTTTCTGCGTCATACGCTTTTCCAATCCAGTAATTTTTAATTTCTAAAAGTTTGTTTTCGTATTCTTGTTGTGCTACGCGTTTGGCTACAGCTACAAAGCCCATGCCGTCCTTTTCCAAGGACATTCCAGATAGTGTAAGTTTTTGTGATTCAAGTTGGACTTGTGCAGCAAGCTCTTGCGTAACAGCTTTAGCCTGGGATTCGGCTGTTTTGTCAATAGACATGCCGGGAGCTTGTATATTTGCTCTCGATGCGTAACTTTGATAAAGAGCTTCTACTTGTCTACGTTTTTCAGCTTCGTTAAATAGATTCGCTCCTTGGAGTATGCGTTGCTCTTCGCGCTGTAAAGACGTTTGGTCAGACGTGGACAATCCAGCCAGAATATCTGTTTGCTGCGCCGCTTGCGATGTCACGCGATTACCAATAGCCACTACACTGGAGAGCCAGCTAAGCAGTGCAGCCAAAGGACCGGCAACAGCAGCTTGGGCTTGCAGAGATAGTTCGGCTAAAGCTTTAGTGAGCTTGGAGGAGGCTGCTCCAGCATTTTGTAAATCTGTTATGCCCTTAACACCTATTTTTTGGATAATTTCCTCTTGGATAAGTGTTGCTGCCTCGGTTACTCGTCCTGCTTCAATTAAACGCTGGATGTATACTTGTTGGCTGCGGCTGGCGATTAACCCAGCGTCTGCAAGTTTCTGGAAGTTGGCGATGGGGTCACGGAGATTGGAGCCCATTTCCGTGACAGACGTAGCAAATTGATCCAGAAGGGCACCAAGAGCGCTAGTGGCAACCGAAAGCATCGGGTTGCCGGGAATAAAGCCACCTGCTGCACCGCCAATGACTGCTCCGGGTCCGCCGCCGAACAGCATTGGAAAAGCGCCACCGATGATGGCGTTCTCAGTCATTTCGCGCCGACGTTGCTGTTGAGTACGTCCTTGTTCCACGCGCCTCATTCGATCGGCGCGAAGTGATGCAGGGTCCAAGACACCAGCGGATACGCGCTGTTCGGCGCGGTACTGCTGCATTAAAAGTTTGTTTTGTTCGCGGATTAGTTGAATACTGCGTTCGTCGATAGTTTGTTGTTGCCGTTTTGCGGCAGTTATGTCGCGTTCTGTACGTAAAGTTTGGGCTTGAAGGCCGATAAGCGTTTTTTCTGAGCGTTGTAGGGCTGTGGCAGCAGCTTGTTGAATACGCGCTTGCTCGTTAAGCATTGCGCGGTACTGGTTTGCTGCTGTTTCTGTGCGGCCGCCTGGGAATAACTCACCACGGGCAGGGACTTGAGCCAGAGAGTATTGACCGCCAGCAAGCTGCCGCTCGCGCGCAACGAGTTCTGTGCTTCGTTGACGTGCAATTTCGGCACTGCGGCGACCCTCGCGGAATTCTTGAAGGCGAGCTTGAATTTGCGATTGACTTCCTAGTACGCCTGCACGACTGGAGCGGGCAATGCGGTCTAAATTATTTGCCCATTGTTTGGTCTGGTTGGCTACTTCAGCGGCTAACCGTTCGTACTCAGCAAGTTCGGCATTGATTTGATTTTGTAGTTGTAGGTCTTTTCGTTGCTGGATTTCTCGTGATTTAAGTAGCGCAACTCGACGGGATACTTCGGTATCTCGAACATCTTGTGGCTGAAGACCTTGTGCTTGGCGGATAAGATCCGTAATCGCCTTTTGTTCACGACGTTGTTCGCGCTGAACTGCTACAAGTTGTTGGGCAGCTACTACAGCTTCTTCTGTTGAAGAGTGAAATTCTCCGCTTTCTTTAACAGCATCTTTTAGTTGACTGTTAAGTTGGTTTAGTGTGTTGCCAGCAATTAAGGATTCAAAAGTTGCTTTGGTAGCTTCTAGCTCAATGTTTAAGCGCCCAATACTGTCGACAACACCAGCAATTTTTTCTGTTGTCTGCTTACCTACCGCTTTGTCTATTGCAGCGCCTAGACCTACCGTTGCGCTGCTGGCTTTGAGTATTTGCGGTGCAAAAGCCATTGCGGCAACCGCCGCAAGACCAAAAGCATTGGGTAGGTGTCCTGCCTGCGCAAGAATGTCTGTAATTACACCTGGGACACCACCAAGTGCTCCGTTTATTGTTGCTCCAGTGGATGCAGCAGCAGCACCAAGGATTCCAAACTTCGCCCCGAGGCCGCCGATAGATGCTGCAGCTTTACCTGCACCTAAAGTGATGGCTCCTAAGGCACCCCGTTCTCCAATACCCCGTAAAGTAGTGCCTAGTTTATTAAATTGTTGTTGTGCACTTTGTAAATTTACTTTTGTCGATATGTCACTTAATTTGTCAAGAGAGTTTTGCAGCTTTTTTAGCTGAGATTCTGCCTGGCGCGTGTCGGCGTTTACCTTGATATTGGCGTTGTAATCGGCCACCGACCTGTCGTACTAGCGTAAAAACAGTCTACGGCGTAAAAAAGCCGCCGGGTTAGCGGCGGCGTTTGGCCTTTTCGATTTCCTTTTGCTGGTCTTCGTTCAGGATTTGGAAGTAGGCGCTCCAGCCAAGGAGTTCTTCGGCGGTCATCATGCTGCGGACTTGGCCGAGGCTGAGTCCCAGTTCCTTGGCGACGCCGAACTGGAGCATAAGCCAGTTGTCCTGGCGAAGCTCCTTGGCTAGTTCTTGGGGTCGATGGGCTCGGCGTCGTCGGTCAGGATTGCCAGCATCAGAGCTTGGAGATCCTTGTCCTTGACTTCGTTTTTGAGGACGTCCAGTTCGCCGGCGCTAAACAGCTTGGCGCCGTTTTCGTCCAACGCTTTGACAATTAGCAGTTGAAGCGCAAAGGCGTTGGCATCGTCGGACTTGGCTTGTTTCTGAGCGCGTTCGCGCTCAGCCATCACAAGCGGTGTAGACCACATTTCAAATACGCTGCCGTCAGATAGGACAACTTCCTTTTTAGTGGGCTGCAGATCAGTCGATTTGCGCAGGCGATCAATGGCGCGAACCGGAATGGAGGCAGGCATAAAACCTTGGGCTTTCTCGGACTACTGTAGCGGACTAGACATGAAAAACCCCGGCGGTTAGGCCGGGGTTGCTGAACCAACTGCTCCAGCAGGTTATCAGGACTTGGAGAAGTCGAAGGTGGGGGTGCCAGCCGGGCGGAAGTTGACGGTCACCGATTGGGCGTCGTCGGGGTTGATGTTGAGGCTGGCGGAGGTCAACACAGCGTCGAAGCTGATCGAGCGGCTGAGGGTTTCGCTCAGGGTGCCGCCGCTGAAAACGCGGTCGGTGTACAGCTTGAAGGCGGCGCCGTTTTGTTGGCGCTGCAGCACGTCCTCGACCATGCGGTTGGAGAGGGCGGCGTCCTCGTCGGTCATGTAGACCGTTGCGGTACCAGTGCCATCGCCGAAGCCGGAGATGTAGCTGCGGAAGGGGACGTACTGACCGGGGGTTTGGCCGATGGTGGTGACGTCGATTTCAGCGCGGCTGATCTCGAAGCTCCAGTCGCGGACTTGACCGACAACGGCGAAGTCGGCGTAGTACACCTCAAATTCGTTGGGGGCAGCAGCCGTGCCGTCGTCGGTGATGGCAAGGATGGTGCCACCAGCGGAGGTGGAGACGGTGAGTGCACCGGTGTTAGCGGTGTAGCTCAGCACGTAGTAGGTGGTGGCGGCTGAAATAGGCGCAGGCAGCGTGCCACTGCCTGCTTCGCCGGTTTGACTGTTTACTACGCGGAACTTTACGGGGTCGCCAACCTTGAAGTTCAGGAAGGGCGAAACAGTGATCACATCAGTACTGATGTTGACATTGGATTCGCCGAAGGTGCCGGTGGTGCCGGCGGGTTTGTAGTAGAGGGCGCCGGACGTGCCGGACAGAACGGTGGTTGCCATTGGGCGTACCAAAGATGACGTTGTGGGCGGGCACTGCCCGGCTTAATACAGGTTAGCGCCCAACACAAACATTTCCTATGACAACACAGTCGCTACGTAGGAAGTGTCGATACGTCCCATGAAATGGGGAGACTCTTCCGTAGCGGAAAACGCCGGACCGTTAATTTCACCGACCTTAAAGTAAACACCGCTAGTGCTTTTTGTGCTGTTGTTGATGGTTTCCAGCACGTTTACGGCAGTGGTCAGCAAAGTTTGGTTGCGGGCTGGGCCTTTGCCTTTTTCCGTGAAAATGCGGATGACGACCGCGCCACGAGCGTTGTCAACGCTGGAGGTAAGGGTGGGCTCGTTGGTAATGCCGAAAGTAACATTGACGCGAACGTATTCAGTGGTTGTATTGGGCGGGACGGCCGTGATGTTGTCGAAGTAAACAGGTACTGCTGGGGTTAGTGCGCCAAATGCTGTAAGCAGTGGATTTTCGACGGCGGCGCGGATGGCTTGGTAGTTCATTAGCCGAAACCTGTACCGGGGACATTACCGCCTTTGGGGCCTTGACGGAAACCCAGACGCACGCCGTTACCTAAATCTCGCTGCATTGCTCCCCCGCTTGTGTAGGTAACGTACCAGTCAAGAGGTGCTGTACTTACAGCAAAGCCTGTGCCACTAGAGACTTGGCCACGCTTTGATCCGGTGCGTGTCCCGACAGCCACTGGATCTTTAACGGGATCTAATATATTTCCGTCGTTGTCGTACTGGGTTTTAAAAACACCACTGTCTAGGTCAAGAGCTTGGGCTGCGTAGCTTGCACCGTTCACAATCTCGTAGTAGGTGCCCGACCTAAAGCGGGCTTGTGGGACGTTTCGCAAGTTGTACTTATACGTGTGTCCTCCTGCAGAACGTGGGCCTCCAGGGGATTGCCCAGGTTCTACGGCGTACCAAGCAGAAGAAAATTGACCTGAGTACGCTGGACCGGCTTCTACAAGTCCATTCACTATTTCCACAGCAGCGTTGCGAGCTGATTTATTTACGAGTTCTTTCATGTCGTTTATTAAATTTTTAAAGTCTCTAGTCATTATTGTGGCCTCGCAATTAGTACGTGCATAACAGGGTTGTCGCCGCGATAGCTAGTAAGGGCGATTATTTTGGCTTCGCGGGTGGCGCCGTCTTGGGTGTACTGGATGCGGTCGGCTTCTGTCGGGTAGTACGTTCCAAGCTCACTGGTGCCAATGATGACCTTGAGGTCGGTGGTTTGGTACAGACCTTCGGATTCACGCGGGTTGAGGCGAGTAATAACGGCTTTGAGGGTGACGTTGGTGTCCGCTCCGTTGACTGCGCCAGTTGTGGGGTCGTAGGTACGTGGCGTGGCGGTTTTGATGTACGTGATGGTTTGGCCCCAGTCGTTCAGGATGGTGGCAGGGATTGGGGCAAAGGTGTCGTCAATGAGGCTCATGTCAACCTCGGAAGAGACGGACGGCGTAGTTTGCGGCGCCGCCCATGCAGTAAGGGCCTAGGTAGGACTGGAGCCAGGGGTAAACGTCGAAGACGTTGTTAATCACGCCGCTGGTTTGGCTGGTTTTGTTGTATTTGACCTTGAGTTCGCCGAGTTCTACTTGGTCGTAGATGCCCGTGGTGCCGGTGGTGCCGGTGATGGCGTCGGTGTCGTTGGCGAGGGCTCGTGCCAGCTCGTAAGTGGCGGTTTTGATGGGCTCGGGGATCAGGGTGCAGGCAAGGTCGATGCCGTCAACCGTGTAGTCCTCGCGGGGCCACTTGAGGGCTTGGGTTGTGGTGCAGCGGTCGCCGTAGAAGCTCAGGCCGTCGATCCAACGGGTGGCGGAAATCAGCGCGCGGTTCTTTTGGTCGTCGGTTTTGCTGGTCCAGGTGCTGCTGTCGGGGACCGTCTCAAAATATGTGTTTGCGGCGGCCAGCGTGACGTAGCTGTTCGCCGAAGCTCCACTCAGAGTGGCGTCGATGACAGCTGGCACGGCTTAGTACATCCTTTGTTTGAGTCTAGCGCCAGTCCTAGATTTCCTCGCTTTGGGTGTATTGCTGAGGAGTGCAGCGTGGTAAACCTCGCCGCCTTGCATTTCGATGTCGGCTTGGGCTTCTAGATGTTTGCCGTAAGGAACGTCGACGTGCGAACGGGTTTTATCATGTAGTACGAAAAGACGGACTAGTTCCATGCCTGCTCGCAGAAGTTCCAGTGTTGATGCCACTGTAGAAACAAAGGCGCTTTCGGCTGTTCCGGGCGCTGAGGTGCGTTCGCTTGAGGTAGTTGCTGAGACGATTCGCGCCAAGGTTGCTGCTGGTGAAGATGCTGAGGCGATCCAGCAGGAACTCGCTGTGAGTCCTCATGTGTTTCGTGAGCTGTTGACCCACTCGTACAAGATGGTGGGTCGTGCTCCTGAGGTATTTGAGTATCAGGAGCGTATGCGCATCGGAGAAATTGAATCTTAAATGTGCCTCCATGTTTGACGTAGCAGGATCTTAGACACTGTTGCGGCACTAATCCCGTATTTGACACCAAAACGCTCTAGGTAACCTGGCTCTCGGTCTGTCTCAGCCCGTAGAGCCAGGACTTTTTGTGTCGTCATTTTGGCTAAGTGCTTTAAGTCCTCGCCGTACCGAGTAGGTGGTTTAGGGCTTAAACCTGTTGCGTACGAATGGCGCATATTTTCGGTTTGGGTTACATACTCAAGGTTTTCAAGGCGGTTGTCGGTTTTGTCGCCATTTTTATGATTGGTGACGTGTTTTTCCGGCCTAGGTCCGATCCAGGCTTCTAATACAAGTACATGAACAAGCCTTGTGCGAAAACCCTTAGACGTTTTGAGGTTTACCTGTTTGTAGCCCTGCGTGTGGTTTGTCTGTCTTAAAGCGAATGGCTCTAGGCGGTGGTGGCTGATGATTTTGCCGTCTTTTGACGCGCTGTACCCGATTACAGAAGGGATGGGACGGGTTTCCATGAAAAAGGGCCTCGGAAGAGGCCCATATCATACCGCAAGTAAAGCGGTTTATCAGTACGCCGTTAGGTCGAATGGCGTATTTACGAGCAAGCGGCAGAGGGGCACTTTCTTGGCGGCGCTGTAGACCAGAGCCCAAGAAGCAGTGTCGGCCAGGTTGCCGGTGGTGGCAGCGTTGGTCGGGTTGTCGCCGGCCACGTTCCACTTGGTACCAGTCACGTGGTAACCGTAGTGGTAGTCCACGGCCAGGATGTCCTGCATGGACAGGATGTTGCGGTCTGCGCCGAGGCGGAGATCCTGCTGAATTCCTTCGGAAACGACGCCCGAGGCAAACAGGTAGACGGGGTACTTCACCGCGTGGGTGGCAGTGCCGCCGGTCAGGTAGGTCAGTTGGTCGTCGATCACCACGCGGAGACCAGCGAAGGTCGCCACTTCGGTTTGGGTGACACCCACACCGCCGCCGCCCCAGACCACGGCACCGCCGGTGGACAGTGCAGAGGTGCTGAAGGTCAGCATCCCCACTTGCTGGAGGTAGTACGCCACGTTGGAGTGCATGGCGATGGCGTCGAGTTCGTCGCCGCGCTCACCCAGCTTGGCCTTGGCGGCCACAACGTTTGCCACGTTGATGAAGTTGGCCTCGGTCATCGAACCGGGGACACCAGCGAACGACTTGTTCGTCTGGTTGGCGCCCAGCACGCCGGCGCCGCTGATGCCGCCGAACAGACCCAGCAGTTGGGCGTTCAGGGTGGCGGTCTTCAGCTTGTTGATGGCGGCGGTCAGCTGGTTGCGGACGTGAGCCAGGGGGTCGGCGCCAGAGCCCAGCTTGCTGAGGTCGTCAGCGGCGTAGGCGAAGCCACGGTGGAGCAGGGTCATGATCTGCTCGTCGGCAGTCACGTTCTGCGCGGTCAGATAACCCAGGCCACCGTTCCAGCTGGAGGTGGAGAGGATCTGGGTTTCGGTGGGGGCGATGGGGTCGAAGAAAGGCACGCGCACGCGGGTGCCGCCGGCGCGGGCGTCAAGGGCAGCGTTGCGCTGGATGATGCCGCTTTGCACCCACTTCGATTGCTCGAAAATGCCCTCAGCGGTGTACTGAAGAAACTCGGGGCGAGTTACGAGGTTCGAGAGAAAAGTTCCCCCGAAGTTGCTGTTAGAAGCAGACATTGGTTAGCTCCAGTGGAATCAAGGTTGGGGAGGTGCCCCACAGGGGCTAGAGACCGGCTTCTGCTTTCAACAACCGGGCTTTGTCGGGATCGCTGGCAAGCATCATCATTTGCTGAGTGACGTTCCAGCTGTCCTTAGACCAGGGGTTGGCTTGACCGGGAAGGGCGGTTGTACGGGCACTACCCGTAACACCCATTCCAGCGCGGTTCGTGGCGGCAAAATGATGCTCGTAACCGCTGCCGGGGTTTTTCAAGTTGGCGATGTATTCACCAACTGGAACTTCGACGCCGCCGACAACAGCCACAGGCTGTCCTTCTTTGGCACGTAAGTTCTCCTGCAATAAACGATACAGCTGATCGGGTGCCAGTGCACCAGCCTGTGAGAGTTGAGCAATAGCGGCGGATTTGACTTGCTCTTGAGTAAATCCTTGGCGAATGTTTTCGACTTCGGATTCTTTTGCGGCGAGTTGTTGCTTGAGTTCAGCGACAGTAGTTTGTGCTTCTTCCCAGAGCGTTTTGTACTCGCCGGACTCGGCAAGTTTTGCGGTTTTCGCTTGTTCCTGTGCGAGACGGACGTCCTCCAGTTGTTTCTGGAGGGTTTCGCGGTTTTCGCGGTCCTTGCGGCGCTCGGCGATTAGTTCTTGGTTTTTCGCACGAAGCGCTTCGAGTTGAGCGGCCAGATCCAAGCTGTCAGCCACAGGCTGAGGTGCTCCAGTCTCCACAGGAGTTACTGGGGCTTGCTGTTCTTCGGGCACAGTTGTGTATTACTTGGACACGTGTACTTTAGCAGTTAAGAGTTAAGTTCCTCTTCGCGCTCGTCCATGTCTTCGTCGCCGGTGTTCTCGGCGGCCTCAGGTAAGGCGAGGGCGTTTTCGGTGGAGGCTTCCAGTTCGTCTTCGATGTTGATGTTGTCGGGGAGGACTTCGCCACGGCGGAGGACTTCCAGCAGCATCGCGTCGCTGATCTTGCCCATCTGGTTGAGTTGGGCCAGCACGGAGACGTCTTGGCCGATCAGGCGGTAGTAGTCGAAGTCGCGGTCGATGGTGATTTCGGGTGGTTCGATGCCGACGTACTGGGCGGCAAAGGCGAAGGCTTGGTTGAGGGCGCTTTCCAGTTCTTGGCTGATGATTGAGAGGACGCTGTTGGATTGGGCTTGGTCAATGCGCTTGGCCTCGGCAGACTCGGCGACAAACTTTTGGCCGAAGAGTTTGGTAACGCCAAGCGTGGACATTTGTTGCTCCAGTGACTGGAGTTCGGCCATTTGGGCGTCGAAGCTGGTGGCGTCCGCTTGGACGTAGTACGCCTTGTTGCCGGGTTGCATGGCGATGGCGTAGTTGACGCCCATCGTTGCGCTGCCGGTGGTGTCGTCCCAGCCCTCTAGGACAAGGGTGGGCATTGCGGCGATGTGGAGCGCGTGGATTAGGTCGGCTTGGCGTTGGTAGTGGGTGATGTTGAGGTTGGCGATGTCTAGGAGTGGGGGTTGGGAGATCAACGCGCCACGCCGGTTGCTGTAGATCGGGACGAGGGGGATTTCGTCGAGGCTGTAGCCGCCGGTTTCGTCGAGGCTGACGGTTTCGGTGCTGCGGCCCAGTGTGTAGAGGTCGTAGCGGCCGGGGTAGATGACGCGCATTTCCTCGACTTGTTCTTCGCCGAATTCGTTGAGGGGGCGGACGTCGTAGTCATGGATGCGGACTTGGAGGAGGCGGTTGGTGACGGGTTCCTTGCGCCAGCCCCAGATTTGGGGGGCGTCGATGTGGACGAAGTAGGGGCGGCGGCCTTGGGCGCGTTCCTCAGCAAGATTTCGCGCTCCCATTGCTGCGGGATAGTCCACCAGGATGGCGCTGTGGCCATAGGTCAGGCTGCTGACGAGAGCGCGGCGGGCGTATTCGTTGATGTTCGAGCCGATGCCGTCGATGTTTTGGATCAGTTCCAGCCAGTAGGGGTCGCCTTCGACGTGGATGGGTTTGCGGAGGATGGCACCAGCGGCGGTTTCGATTAGGCGGCTGGTGTAGGGGCTGAGGACGCTGCGGTCGACGCGGGTTTGGTAGGCGTCGTCGTCTTCGCGGGGTTCTTGTGGGAGGTATGTCTCTGACATATCCCGGATGTAGTTGGTGCCGTGAGTGACGGCGGCCATGACGCTCCAGTCGGGCATCATGCCGATCACGTCTAGGCTGCGGACGAAGGGGGATTCGCTGACTACAGCACCAGTTGGTGGGATGTTGGCGCTGTAAACCACGGCTTGACTCCTACTTTGTACTTATTTTGGCAGAGACTCAATCATCGTCTTCCTCTTCGTCGTCGGGATCGGTGATGGGTACCAGCACTTCGACGCCCTGGGCCAGCATGGTGACAAAACCGCCGAGGATTTCGGGGTTTTGGGGTGACTTGAATACGAAGGTGGCGTGGGTGAGGCCGTCCTCAGCGTCGATTTCGATGTGGACGCAGCCGCCGTTAACTGTTTGGATAGCCATTAGCGACTGATTTCCTCCCAGTCCATAGATGCGTGCACATTAGAAGTTGCGACGCTTGCTGCCACCAGCAGGCTTAATTCGTAAGGTGTTGATGTAAGGCCGTCGCGTTCCAGTTGAAACTTGAAGAGGGCCTCTTTGAGGATGTCGACTGATGTGGTGCTTTGGTTGGTGGAGCTGAAATAGCCTTCGGCTAGGACGCGGCCGCCGGTTGTTGCGGTGCCGGTTAGGTTGTATTCGACGCTGGAGTTGGTTCCTGCGCTAGTCCAAGTGCCGCCCGTGGTTGTGGCGGAGGCGACTACGCGCCAGGTGTAGTTGGCGTTGGCGGAGGCCGCCATGATTGATATAGCAGTAAGGATGACGATTGCGTCTAATCGTGCTGATTTAAGGCGTAAAGAAATGATCGGGTAGTAAGTGCCCGCGAGTGTGAGGGCGGAGGGAGCTGTGATAGCGGTGCCGATGGATTGCTGGAGACCACGAAGTTCGTAACCGCCCTCGGAAAGAACCGTTGAGCAGACTTGTTTGAGGGTGCTGGTGCTTGCGGTGGTGGCGGTGTTTGTTATTTCGTAGCGGAGAGGGAGTGATGCGGTTGTTATGTATGTTCCAGTGATGATGTTGGCGTGGTGGAAGGAGTGGCAGTGGATGAATTTGCCGTTAATGACGAAACCTAGGCGGACGGTGCCAAGGCCGAGCCACTCGATGTCCATCCATAGAATTTGTGATTTTGTTATGTCAAGTGTGAGGTTGGATGGGCCAGTGCCATCCAGAGGGTCGATGTTCCAGTTGGATTTGGGGACGCGGGTTTCGACTAGCGAGCCGGTGGAGGAGCTGCGTTCGACAAAGTTGAGGTCGTTGTTGGCAAGTTCTAGGTACATGCCGTTGCTGGCGCCGTAGTAGCCGACGCGCTGGCGGAGGCCGGTTTTGGCGGCGGCCATCGTAAATGTCGACATCACCAGCAGGGATTTGCCCGGCTGGTACGAGAAGCACTTGGTGGTTTCGCGGATGACCTCGGAACCGGAGGTGGTGGTTACGGCGAGGTTGACCAGGCCGGCGTTGGCGTCAAATGTTGAGCTACCCCCGCTTGTTGTGGAGGTTGCCCACAGGCCGTTGTCGCTATATCGGTGGCTGGAATCGAAAAGTGTTAGCGGTGCGGACGTGCGGATGCGGCCGAAGGCGTCGGTTGCTCCAACAGAAGCGGCGGCGCCTCCGCCGGCGGTGCTGAGTCCGTAGGAGGTGGTAATAGAGGAGTTATGTAGTAGGTAAGACATGGGGGAGGTTATTTTTTACCTTTTTTGGTGGGTTTTTTGGTCATGCCGGCCTCGGACATTGCAATGGCGATGGCTTGTTTGCGGGATTTCACTACGGGGCCTTTTTTGCTACCTGAGTGGAGTTCGCCTTTGCCGTATTCGCGCATAACCTTGGAGACCTTTTTCTGGGCAACGGTTTTCTTTTTAGCCATTGCTCGTGAGCATATACGTAAGTCTAGCGTGCTAGGATCTACATAGAGTCTGTACCAGTCGTGCCTAAGCCCCTCCCTGAGCAGTACGTTTTGCAGGAGTGCTTGTTCTATACCCCGAAGACAGGGGAGTTGATTTGGCAGTTGCCGGATCCCCAGTCGCGGGTAAGGCCCGGTGCGCGGTTCGGTAGTAAGACCGCTATGGGCAACGGTTCTAACAGCACAAAGACGTACTACGCCGGCAAATTTCATACTGTTACATACTTAGCCCATAGGCTTATTTGGATGTACATGACGGGAGAAGATCCTGGGGACTTAATGGTGGACCACATCAACGGAAACGGTTTAGACAACCGGTGGGAAAACTTGCGCTTGGTGAAGCGAGGAGCAAACACCAGTAACCAGAAAGGGCATAAGCGTAGGCGTTCACCGTACAAACACGTGTACAGACGCAAATGGCGCTGGATAGGGCAGGTGCGTAGGGATAAAAAGCTGTACTCAACACCGTCGTTTACCACAGCCGAAGAGGCTCACCAAGCGGTACAGGCGCTTATTACCAAACTCGATAGTTAGTGGGTCCGAGGGTTTCGGGTTTAGCAAGGTTGAAACTTTGTAGGCATAGGTAACCCAGAGCGTCGAAAGCGTGATCCACGCCGAGATTTTTATTGGGCAAGCCAGTGCCTGGAGCGTAGGTAAGTGTGCGTAAGGACTTGATCAGTTCCTTGCAGCGCGGGTGGATGAAAATGCGGCGCTTGCCGTTGGCATCCATCAGACCCATGTTTACGGCATTGATTTTGTCGCGGATTTTCCATGGTGCGCGGGGGCTCGACACCGTAAAACCTGACTTTCGAAGGATTGAGTGGTCGGTTTGACCGACACCGGCGGTTTTGCGGGCGCCGCCAGTTGGATCGGGGCAGACGATGATGCGGCGTTCGATACCGAACTTGTGCTGGACGGCTTCGCAGAAATCCCATGTTGTGGCGCCGCCGGTTAGTACCAGTTCGTCAAATACCCATAGGTCTTCGCCTTTTTTGACTGCAAAAACGCCGGCCATAAATTCGACGTTGAAGTCGAGGCCGAGTAGCAAGGGCAGAATTGGCAAATCTTGGACCTGTTTGTCTATGTTTTCGTCTCCGAAGGAGACGGCGACGAGGCCGGAGAGGTTTTCGAAGCTTGCCTCGAATTCTTGGCGGAAGGTGCGGGGGTCGAGTTGGGCGCGGGCGGCTTCGATTTCTTCTGCTGGGACGTTATCGCCGTCAATCGTTGTGAATTGCCAGCGGCTCCAGTCGTTGTCGCCTTCCTCGCAGTAACACCAGAGGTCGTAGAACCAGCTGGCGGTGCCGTCGGGGGTGGAAATGAAGAGTGCCCAGCCTTGTTTGTCGGCCAGAGCGGGGCGGATTACCTCGAACCAGACTTCGCTGTCCATGAAGGCGGCTTCGTCGAGTACCACGCCAGCCAAACTGCGGCCGCGTAGAGCCATGGCGTTTTCAGTGCCCTTCAACTCGATTGTTGAGCCGTTCACCAGTTCGATTTTGAGGTCGGTTTCGTTCTTGCTCTTGATCCAGGCTTTTGGGACTAGTTTTTTCAGGACTTTCCAAGCGATGTCCTTCGCCATCCGGTATGTAGGGGCCGCGTAGAAGAAGGTTTCGCCCGGCCTTTCGATCGCCCCACGCAATAATTCGATGCATGACAGGTAACTTTTGCCGAATCGACGGCCTGCTACCAGCACTCTGAAGCGTTTGCGGCTGTTGAAGACCTGACCCTGGGCGTAGCGGAGGGTGAGTGCTCCAGCAGAATCGGGCATTTTTATGTAGGAGGGTACCTTCTAGGGTATTACAGGAATCGAACCCCTGCCCCCGGTGTGTAACAGAGGAAGGAATTGAGGATATGTCAGTAGGTTCCCTGGGTCCCGCCACCGCATCACAGAATCACGAACATACCCCCGTGTTGTATCACAGTATCGTTATATTGTGTCAACATAAAAGGCCGGCAGTATGTTGCCGGTGCAACCGCATCGCAAAATTACAAAGACGGTTTTGTGTTGTATCACAGTATCGTTATATTGTATCAACATAAAAAGCCGGCAACACAATGCCGGCTTGTGGTGCGGATCAGGCGAACCGGTGGCCGGCGTCGTCAATACCACCAGCCCAGCGGCGCTGGGTATGTTCACCGGCCGGGATGCGGCGCTGATCAACCCAGCGGCGCCGCTCAATACCCTGCGACATAGGAGGGAAAGAGCGCTCGCGATCGCTCAGGCGGCAAGCGAGAGGGGTAGCGTCCGCGTGGTAGCGGGCAGAGCCGCCCCAACCGACATAGGTGGAACCGTGAGCAGAGCCCTGGCAAACGTGGTCGGAAGTGGGAAGGGTCATGGCTGGGTGTGCCTTGGTACTGTTTGACATTAGCACATTCAGCGACCAAGCACGAGTAAGCGACACTCAGCAGCCTGGCGGCCGGTAGCCTCGCAGCGTGCCAGCTGCTGACTGTTGTCAGCGCCCATTGCGAGCACAGCGCAGCCGATCAGCAGAACGGCAAAAAGGTGGAGACGTTGCACGGGGAGTCGTGGTGTGACTAGCTCCCATTGTCGCACACTATCGGCCCAGAATCAAGCCTGGCGCCGGTCCTCAACGGTGATCTGGAGATTTGGCACAGATGCGGCCTGCTGTTCTATACCAGCTTCGTTAACTACTTTGCCCAAACTATCAAGAACCTGCGCGGCGGTTTGTAACTGCCCCTTGCGGATTGCAGCGTTAAATAGCTTTGTCCGCATTGTTTGCAGTCTTGCGAGCATGTTTGCCCGATCACGATCCCAGTCTTCAGCGTTCCACTGGTTCACAACTTCCCAATCGCGCCAGGCGGTCGCTACAGAGCAGCCCTCACGTTCCGCGTGTTCTAGAACCAGCTGCCGAGCACTCAAGCCGTCAAGCTGCCTCCTATAGAGTCGCTGCTGCCGCTGTTCAATATAGGCATATGGGTTCCGCTTGCCGTACGGACGCGGCTGATTCTCTCCAGCTTCCAGCGCAACTTCCGGCGCTTCGTTGATAGCTTCCGGTTGTTCGCTCACAGTCTTAAACTCCTAGGCTTTGGTTCAATCTTAGGTTGTAAGTTGCAAGCGGCCGCAGGCCGCGCAGCAAAAAGCCCGGCACTGTGGCCGGGCAGTTGATCGGTGAGCGTGCCAGCTAGTAAGACGGCAAGACAAAAGCCACAGTGCACGATCCGCACGGGCGAAGCTCGAATCCCTCGCCGTGATCAAAACGCCGGCACCGCGTGCCAGTAAGCCCGAGTGCTGCCTTAGCAGCCGTCACAACTTGGCGATCCGTGGCGTCCGCTGGAAGCTCAAGCTGCTCACGTTCAACCCAGCTGTAGTTAGCCTCACCGCCGAACGTATCAGTTAGTTCTAAGGTCCAAAGCATGATCAGAACCCTACGCAGTAGGTATCGGAATCAATGCTGTGGCAGGTAACGGCCTGCCACTCCACGCCGGCTTTACTGGCTGCCCGCAGTGCTGCGGTTATGGGACCTTCCTGATACGTGGCCGAAGCGCGCCAGGTATTGTCGCTGTCGCGCTTAATGGTTGCGAGCCAGCGGCTGCCACGTGTGTCAGTGGCTCCTGCGTAACGCACAACAGCGCAAGCGCGAGAACCACTGACGTGTGATCCAGTCCAGTGAAATGTGGTTGTCATGGTGTGAGCCTTAGGGTTGGGGGTCTCGTGAAATACAGTAAGCCCGAACGGGCGATCCGTCAATAACGCCAGCGCCAGCCGAGCAAACGACAGACCCGCAGCCAGCTGGCGTCAGTGATCCAATCCGGCCGGTGCACATAAGCGGTAACGCCCAAGGCATCCTCACCAGCAAGATCACGCCAGAACGGCGAGAGCCAAAAATCCGAACCGGGATCGAGGCTGATCCAGCTCGGTACACGTTCGCCGGTTCCTTCCGCGTAGCAACCTGCCAGCTTTTCTGTCAGATCGCGCAGGTCCCAAACAGAATCGGAATACTCGTCCGCAGGGCTGCCGTTCCAGCTAAGCCAGCCGCGATCAGCGCAGTCTCCTTGCTCGGCTGATGCTGCCGTCACAGTCTCGTAAGTAACGCGAAAAGTGCCGCGCGGTTCCGTGGTTCTGAAGATCGTCATGGCGTGGTATGCCTATGTGGTCACCCGGAAGCGTATCAACGCGCCAGCCGCTTCCCTCTCTTATTGTCACACTTAGTAATGTGGCTCGCCAGGGTTGGCGATGCTGCTAATGTCGCAGGGTATCCCTTCAGCCGAACCCCGGCAGGATCGAACCATGAGCGGCGGAGAATGGACGACAAAAGGACGCCAGCGCGAAGCCCGAGAGGCTGAGCGGGAACAGCTGCGCCTTGAGAAGCGCCACCTAAGAGACCTCCGGTGGGCGATTGAACGCTCCACCATCGAAGCGAGCGACTGGACGGATTTGCTGGCACTCCAGGCTGCTCACGGCAAAGAGGGTCCGATCCAGCTATGGCGGGAGCTGGTGCCGTACTGGCGAGATTGTCAGCGCTTAAACGGCGGAGCCGACATCCCGGCTGAGCTTTTTCCACAAGCTA